GTGATGGTGAGTGTTACATCTTTGGCGAGAAGCGGACGGGACATGTGGTTATACCTCTGGAGTTATTGTGGCAACGAATACAAGACTGATGCCATTATCAACGCGACCATCCTGGCTGACGTCCACGCTTGAGTTGACTGATGTGCGATTCAAAAAGAAAACAGGTGTCGTTGTATTGACCGACTGTTTGTTTAGTAGTGTATCGATTCTGTCGACGATGCCCTTGATACGCGCCATCGAGACTGCACCGCTTTGAGTGTCCCAACACCACACCTGGTGAACGGAACTTGTAACGATACGACCGCCACACATTGACTGCGTGTCTTCCTGACCCCCGTCAGTGTGACGCACAACGATGTATGGCACCTGTGGCTGTCGCAGGCTGATCGGGTCCTTCTCCGGAGCCATGTACAGATAGATGCCCTGCTGGTAGTTCGGTGCGCGATTGTCTACCGCTAGCAGGTCTTGAAGCGTAGAGTCAGCTGTGAGCGTGTCATAGATCCACTCATCCACGACCAGTGATTCAACCATTGAAGTACTTCCTCACCACGCCTGTAAACACATTCCATGCCTTCGTGCTGGCAGGTATTGCGAACAGTCTGTTCTTCTTGAACTCGAGTATCTTGCCATAAGGCGCTGCAATGCTGATGAAATACTCGTAATCGTTGACCTTATTGATTGTGATGGATGTCCGCAGGAATCCAGTTCGCACAGCTGGTGCTTGTCCTGGCGCGGATGCTTGATACGTTGTCTTTGTGCCTGGCATCTTGTATCTGCGACCAGACTTTGGACCAGTCATCAGTGCAATCATGCCGGTATACGAAGCACTCACCGCATTCTGGAGAAATACAGCCAGCATGCGAAAACGTTGCTCCGCATCGTCAAACCCGGAGAGGTCAACCTTAACGGTCACGGAGCCAGAACCTCGATGAGCAGTGGACCGAAGCGTCGCACGGTAGTCGAGACTGTGAGCGAGATTGTCAGACGCACGACAACTGCTGTTGGATATGCAGCCGGGTTGAGAACCGTTACAATGCCCTGTGTGGCCATCGACTTCGTGAGCGTGACACTTCCTCCACCAAACGAATACGCGATGCCTGTGGCGGCGTTCGTGAAAGTTGCTCCGAGAGTGCCTGTCGTGATGTCAATCGGTGAACCGTTTGAATCAACCAAACGCACCACGTACGTGTGCCAGTCACCCGTCCAGGCTGCGAGCTGCACAACCTGTTCCGGGTCTTCGGTGATGTTGATGATGTTCACACTCATACTGGCCTCACATAGAGTTTTAGAGGACCGAACACCTGCGTATCTGTTGCGCCGGTTGTCCTGGTCACAGTTACAGTGTACGTGCCAGACGTGTTCGTGACCGTAGTCGTGAGACCGAATGACAGTCTGCCATTGTCCGCATAGGTGGCGGTTCCGCTGTATGTCGCCACGAGTGTTCCGCCAGCGTTGTAAACCTTTGCGGTGACCGTCGAGCCAGTGATGTCGATGCCTGTGCCATTCGCATCAGTGACCTGTACATCGATGCTCGTGGCGGTTCCGACATTAACATCGAGTGGCTGATCTGCACCGAGACCATCAGCCAGGAGTTGATAAGGCCCGATGTGTACGCTGGTCGCAGCTGACACCGGCGACAGAAGTTCAGCGGAGATGTAGTCCGTTCCGTTGTGAAGGAGAGCGCCCTTCAGCTCCGTGGCGGCGTCGGTGTCGTTTGCGATTGCGTGAATATCTGCGTCCACTCGGCTGACTCCACCAGACTGATGCAATGTGACGAGACCTTCCTTCGACGGAGCATCTGCACGAAGCAAGTTATATCCAAACGTTCCATGTATCTGATGATCGTCTGTCAAAGCATCAAGCACAGCAGATGCCGTCTGCGCTGATGTCAAGCCACCAGATGACAGTTTGACCGTCATGACCGCACCGTTAGTACCGCTCGCACCACGTACCACAATCGTGACATCGTCAGCACCAGCCGCAAGCGCAGCATCAGGGATGTCCAGTCTATAAATGCCCGGCATGTTGGTTGCGTCAACCTCCGCAAAGCCACCAGCAGTCCACGCCTGAGCGATTGTGCGGGCTACTAGAGGAATGCTAACAGAAGCAGTGCGTGTGCGGTTGTATCGGGCTGATAGACCGCTTGTGGAGGCTGTTAGACCTGTAGCACCTAGATACAGTTCAATGGATTGTGAGGTGCTTCCGGGAGCGATTGTAATGGTAGATGCGTTGCGCTCGGTTGGAGTGTAAAAAGATGCTCCTACGATAGTTTGTCTTGCCAATGCTCCAATGTCAGTCCCTGATGTCCAGTTGTAGCCATATTGGTCAGTAGTAGGCGCACCAGATGATGTGCCAGCACCAATCAATGGACTATTGAGATAAGGACTAAAGAATGCAGTTGGAATAGCAGCGGTCAACATTGTTGCCCCTAAATCTAGTCCTGTTAAACCTGTTCGTGAATTGATGCCAACATCAACTCCGCTCCTTGTGACAGTTGATGCAATTCGATTGTAGTCTTCAATCAGTCTGCCAGTTGCGTTAGATGAAAGTGACGTTCCACCATAAATTTGAAATAGCACACAGTTTCGTATATTTGATGGATTTGTTGTATTCGACGACCTAACACTCACTCCTAAATCTTGATGTAAAAATACAGAGTTATAGATTGAGACTCCATTACCAACTGTAATGGTGTTATAGGATGGACCATCGACTTGTAAACCACTGTTGCACAAGAACAAGCAATCGGTTACCGATGTATTGAAGTTATAAGCCGAACCTGTTGTTTGACCTTCAATAAATAATCCAACATCGCCATAAAAAATACATTTACTTATTGTTGAATCTAGAGGATTATTAGCAGATGTAGCTAATCGCACAGTCCCTCTAACAGCACCACCTTGCGCAGACCACGTTGAAAACACGCAGTTTTGCAATGTTATATTTCTCGCACTTGTAAATTGCGTATAACCATTACCAACTATATGCACATTTTGTAACGTCACATAAGTTTTAGCGCAGGTCAATATATTTCCAAATGTCGGAACAACATTGTCTGATGCAAAATTTGTCATTAAAACAATGTTTGGAATTACTCCAGAAAATTGTGATGCGGTAGGGTCTCCAGAGATTACGAGCGTTTGACTAACTGATGGCGTAACCGTCACTGTAGGAGATTCTCGATATATGCCGGGGGCAATATATAAATAATTCGTACCACTCGTTAAAACCATATTGGCTAATGCATAAGTAATAGTTTGCCATGCCTGATTTGCAGCTGAACCAGTGCCAGTATTCAGGTTACTGCCGTCATTTCGCACATAATAAGTAGCCATTATTCAGCCGTCCCCGACACAATTTGTTGAGCCATAATCACTGCAAACTGTTGCACGACACCAGCCTGAAACGCTTCATCCTGCGTCACCCACCAGATATTGACAGACGTACCATCCTGACCAAAAGTGCCAAGTACATTACCAGCATCATCTTCGATATCACCAAAGACACGCCAGTCGGTAGAAGGTGCTGGTTCCTTTTCAATCCTAAAGTTTTGGAGATTCATTTGCCCACCTTCAAGGCACTCGCCTCAACACCCTTGAAAGGCATCGTGAGGAAAGCCAGCACACTAGACACCGCAGCGGAGACTCCAGCCGCTACCGCCTTCGAGCCGTAGAGTGCCATCACTGCGCCCAGCTCGGCGATGTCCTTGGCTTCAGTGGTGCGGATGCCATCGCCGAAAACACTGGTGAATGCAGCTACAAAAGCCACGACAACAACGACCACGAGTCTCTTGATACTTATGCTGTTCATCTTTGTAGTGATCCTTCTATCATCGCGACACGGCTCTCGAGTTTACCGAGGCGTTCCTCAATGCGCCGAACTTCCTGTGCCTGACCAGTGAGTACGCTGTTTACGTTTTTCAGCTCAACGTTCAGGACATTGATACTGACCTGTAGTTTCGTATAGGTTCCGATGACGGCTCCTAATACCAGGACTAATTGTCCGACCAATGCTACAACGACCTCGACTGTCATACCTTGACTCCACTGTACATCTTATGACTTATCATGGTGCGATGATGTCGATGCGTACCACCACGCACTGGGTATACGAGCGGTTACGTGCGAATACGTGCG